AATTGATAAAGTCGAGTACCTATTAAGGCGTATCTTTAAAACTTACAAAGTACAGATAACAGGTCAAGGCAGTTCATTTAATGGCGTTTGGGTTACAATTCGACTATCTGTAAACAATCCTACTAATGGCGAACTTATGGAAATGGATGGAATCGGAGCGGTTCAACTTCAAACTAAACAAGGCACGTCACCTGCTGACCTACAAAACATAAACAACGGTGCTTTAAGTATGGCTTATCCACTTGCAAAGACTTTAGCTATCAAAGATGCAGCGGATGGATTAGGTAAGATTTTCGGGGCGGATTTAAACCGAAAAGACGTACTTCCTTTTACTCCTGATGAGCAACTATTTTTAAGGTCCAACGCTGATAAACTAAAAAACAATGAAGGACATTAAAAGATTCGTATTAGACAGCAGAGAGACTTGGAAAGAGTTCAGGAAAGGACTAATAACAGCAAGCCAAATAAATAGAATTGCAGCAGACGGCAAGGGCGGTAATATTTCACAAGGTTCGGAAACTTATGTGTATGAACTTATCGAAGCAATCGAAGCAGAGGAAACACCTGATTTCTATTCTAATGCAATGGAATGGGGCAATGAACAAGAACCTCAGGCGGTATTGAGATTCTGTCAAGAAATGGGATTGAATGTAAATTCCGATGATGTTATCTATACAAGTATTGGCGGGTTTATTTTCTTTACTTACAAAGATATTGCAGGCGGTACTCCTGACATTATTCTTCCAAAGTTGAAGGCAAGTGTTGAAATCAAATGTCCTGACAGCAAAACGCATTTAAAGTATAAGTTAACTTTAACGGCTGAAAACTTTCAAAAGGAACTTCCTAAGTATTACGACCAGATGCAATTCAATACTTTCCTAACTAATTCTGAAAAGGCTTATTTCGTATCATTTGACCCACGAGTAAAAAAAGAAAAGCATCAATATTTTTGCCTTGAGATTCCAAGAGATGAAGCAAGGATTGAACACCTACTTAACAAAATCGAACTAACAAACAATTTTAAACAAGAACTTTTAAATAAATTAAACAATGATAGTAATTAGCTTATGCGCTGAGGATTTGAAACCTCATTTAAAAAAGAACGAAAAGAACGGTAAACATTATGTTTCAGTAGTAGTAGATGAACGTAAAGAAACGGACAAATTTGGAAACACTCACACCGCTTATATCAGCCAATCAAAAGAGCAAAGGGAAGCAAAACAAGCCAAGTCTTATGTAGGCAACGGCAAAGAGTTTAAGTTCAATTCAAGTTCTCCAACGCCTGAAACAACAACCTCAAAGGAATTTACTAAGGATGAAATTGAAGAAATAGAATTACCATTCTAAATGCACAAAATAAAAATCATTGGTTCAAGGTGCGAGTTAATTGCACCGGACCAAACAAAACAAAAGTTTAGCGAATTATACGAGTTAATTAGATACGCAAAAAATCACAAGATTACGATTGAAAACAAAAACGAACTGCCGCAATTTTATGCGGAAATGTTGAAGTAACGGTTTGCAGCTAACAGAAGTGGCTGCTTGTAAGAACTTCTGAATTATAAACAAATGCTTATGCAGCCATTTTTGTTAGGTGCTGTTATAGGTAGTAAAATTTACGGATTATGAAAGTAACAGATTTTATTGGAGTGAAAGCTAAGTATGATGAAGATGGACAATTTATTTGGGGAATTGAAAAAGATGGTGGACATCAAAAACTTGCTGATTTAAGAGGTTGGGGAGCAATTCAAAACTTATTCATCAACAAGGATAAAACTATTGATTTAGATGCAGCAGCAAGTTTTCAAGATGAATTTGGCAGATGGATTGTCGAAGCTATAAACGAGAAATTGGAACGGGAACGGCAGTAAATTTTATTACCTATAACTTATTTATTACAGCCATTTTATGGCACATATCCAACAAAAACAAAATTAACCAAACAATAACATGGTACTTAACAACCAAAATTTAAACACATTTTTGACACACTTAGCAGTCAAGCACAATATTGATTTGCCAAAAGAAATGAGCGAATTCGTAATTGACAAAAACCCTGAAACAAACAAAGAAAAGATTCAATTTGTGTTTATGGCAGTAAGTGCTATTTCGGGTATATCAGTAGGCAATCTATTAGGAAAGGACAGGAAAGCAGAATACACCATTTGGAAACACATTGCAAGGTATATCTGCATCATGAATAAGTATGGCTCATTGAAGTTTATTGCAACTGAAATAGGTCACATGGATCACAGCACGCTAATCTCAAGCCGAAACAAAGTGAACGATTTACTTGACTCAAAAGATAAGCAAATGATTGAATGTTTCAACCAAGTTAAACACCTTTTAAAATGAAATTAACCAAGAAAAAAAAGATGTTAATTGCATCAGCAGCTATTCGTGATATTCAGATATTGAGTCTTTCAATCCTTCAATACAAGTCTATTGCAAGCGAATTAAAACCACTTATAAGAGATGAATTTAACGAAGATGTGTCGAAGGCTATCTTTAATATATTCGCTAATTCAAATCTACTTAATTCCAAACTCAATGAAATCTATTCAAGGCATAAACAAGCTAATCAATACTTGCAAGATGCAGACGGATTAACACATTTAGAGGAGATGTCAACTCAAGTCTTAGAAAAAATGAATGAAGTAATTGCAAATTACAAAGTTTAAACTTATTATTGAAAACCAAACAATTTAAAAAATGATACAAACTTATGAGGAGTTTTTAGACTCCAAACGCCACACAATAGGCGAATTTGGATTCGAACCTAATTTTATCCCTGACATTGCTTTTGACTTTCAAAAACACATCATTGAAAAGTCTATCAAAAAGGGACGTATTGCAAACTTTGTCGACACTGGTTTAGGCAAAACATTAATTCAACTTTCAATAGCTAAAAACATCATTCAACACACTAATAAAAAGGTTTTAATACTTACACCTTTAGCAGTTGCGTTTCAATTTATTTTAGAAGCTGAAAAAATAGGCGTTGATGATATTGAATATTGCAAAGACGGTAAGCACACAAAAAAAATAGTTATCTGCAATTATGAGCGTTTACATTATTTTGATAGTTCGGATTTTGTTGGAGTTATTCTCGATGAAAGTTCAATCTTAAAAAACTTTGACGGGAAAATAAAAAATCAAGTCAACGCATTTGTAAAAAAGATTCCTTATAGATACCTAAGTACAGCGACTCCTTCACCAAATGACTTTATTGAATTGGGTACAAGTTCGGAAGCATTAGGATATATGGGTTATATGGATATGTTAACCAAGTTTTTTAAAAACAATCAAAATAGTGTTGATTCCAATAATAGAAACATTGGCGAAAAGTTTTACTTAAAACCTCATGGAGAAAAAGATTTTTTTGCATGGGTTAATCAATGGGCTATTATGGTAAAAATGCCAAGCGATTTAGGGTACTCAAATGATAGGTATAATTTACCCGAATTAATTGTAAATAAACACAAGGTAAAAAATCAAAGTTTAGTAACAATCGAAGGCCAAGTTCAAATGTTTACACCAATAGCCAAATCAATGACAGAGGTTAGACATGAGCAAAAACAAACCGAGTCTAAAAGATGCGAAAAGGCCGTAGAATTAGCAAAAGATAAACTTAGTGTTTATTGGTGCAACACCAACAACGAAAGCGGATTGATTAAAAACATGGATAAAGAAGCTGTTGAGATTATAGGCAGCCAATCAATTGAAAAGAAAGAAGAAATATTATTAGCTTTTGCAAATGGTGAAATAAAAAGATTAATCACTAAGGCAAAAATGACGGGTATGGGTTTAAATTGGCAACATTGCAATCATTCAGTTTTCTTCCCTACATGGAGTTATGAACAATATTATCAAGCTATTCGTAGATTTTGGAGATTTGGTCAGAAAAATGATGTTACTATTGATATGGTAATTTCAGACGGACAAACAAGAGTTATTGAAGCATTAGAACAAAAAACAAAAAAGGCTATTGAGTTACATGAAAACCTAACTAAAAACGTAAATAGGTCATTCGAAAACAAAGTAAAAGAATTTAACAAAGAAATAATAAAACCAAACTTTTTATAACATGGAAAACAAAGTAAAAGACCAATTGCACGATGAAAGATACTCACTTTACAATTCAGATTGTATGTTAGTATTGCCAACACTACCAAATGAAAGTATCGACTTATCAATTTACTCACCGCCATTTGCTGGCCTTTACAATTATTCAAGTTCAGAAAATGACTTTAGTAATTGCGAAAGTAAAGAACAATTTTTAGTACAATATGAGTACTTAGTTACTGAAATTTCAAGACTAACAAAAGCGGGTAGAATTACCGCAGTACATTGTACCGATGTGTTTGATAATACTTGTAGATTGTGGGATTTCCCAAATGAAATTATTAAAATCCACGAAAGGCACGGATTTGAATATAGAAACAGAATAACAATTTGGAAAGAACCTTTAAAAGTTCGTATGCGCACAATGGTTCAATCTTTAATGCACAAATTTATAGTTGAAGATTCAACAAAATGTTTTACCGCTATGCCTGATTATGTTTTAGTGTTTACTAAAAAAGGCGAAAACCAAGTACCCGTTATTCATCCATTTGGAATAAATACCTATGCAGGTGAAACACCTATTTTGCCAAACATTTTAAGAGCGTGGAATAATGCCAACGAATCAAATCTTAATGAGGTTGAATTGTGGGAGCACTTAAACAAGGTAAACGAATCAGACAAGATAACTAAATTGAATCATTACATATGGCAGCGTTATGCTTCAAGTGTTTGGGATGACATTAGGATTGATAATGTTTTACCTTTCAGGGATTCAAAAGAAGAAGATGATGAAAAGCACGTTCACCCGCTTCAATTAGACGTGATTGATAGGTTAGTTGAATTATATTCTAATCCTGATGAAGTTGTATTAACCCCTTTTATGGGGGTAGGTAGTGAAGTTTTTAGTCCTGTATCATTAGGGCGTAAAGCAATCGGAATTGAGTTAAAAGATTCTTATTACAAGCAAGCTATTTTAAATTTAAAGGAAGCTAAAACAAGATTTGCGGCTCAAGATTTACAAACATCATTATTTTAACCATGAGAAACACACAAAAACAAGCTATTATTAAGCTATTAAAAAAGAGGTATGAAGATTAAAAAATGCAAAACTTGTAAAAAAGAATTTGAACCGATTAAACAAATTCAGCCGCGTTGTTTTTCATGCACTT